GCCATTGCCAAGATCACCGGCGTCTCCAGGCCGACCCTGTATCACTTCATCGACTCCAGGAGTCTACGGCCCGGTCCTTAGCGTGCATTTACACACGAATCTGGCTAGTACCCTGTTTTGATAGGCGTCGCCGCCGCCAGATTTTTTGTCAATTCGCTTGCGAGCGAAACGACGGCGCCCTCCACGTCTTTCTGCAACGCATCCATTGCAAGCTGTACGCTAAACTCAACCATCACCAGCCCTCCCTCTCACCTCGATATGCAACCCCTGAACGAGAAGATCCTGCGTCGCCTCGATGCGCGCCAAACGTTCGCGGATATTTGCCAACTCGCCCCGTAGTCCACCGGTCAGATTCCACAGCAGCGCGCCTAGGGCGACACCTACGCCGATAATCACCCAAAACTCTGTGCTCATACGCCCCTCCATGTGTTGCGTCACTGGAGCGCCAGCGCAGTGACGCAATTTCGGGCTAGTCGACAATGCCTTGTTCCGTAAGGGCAAAATGCCGCTTCGCCGCATGATTCCTACCAGTGCCGCACCCGTTACGGACTCAATCGCAGCCGCGCCAGACTGACGTTCACTCGTCAAACCACAGCCTCGTAATTGGCGCTTCGTTGCCGGTGGGTGCCCCGCCCTCGAATTCCCTGAATGGTGCTTCGCTGGCCAACAGTTCTTGGGCATTGAATGCCCACTCACCCACGATGCCGATGATGATTCCCTCACTGTGCGGCAACCGGTGGAAGCGGGCGCGGTCGTCAGACACCTCGAATACGGCGACGCAGTCATACTCATGCCGGTTGTGGACGATAACGGAGGTCTCCGCGTCTTTGATCGTGGTGTCCCTCAACGCAATGTCGAATATCGCCACATCTGGGTCATCGCGTAGAACGAAAACGGCAAATTTCACGTTCTCTCCCTCCCCGCCGGTACCATTGCATCAGCACTCATATATCCTCTCCCCGGCAGTCTGGACAACACTCGCCATCATGCCCCGCGCCGGTATCTTCGCAGCAACACAACGGGTCATCGTAAAAAGCCTCGTCCAAGGCCTCGGCCTCTCGCAGATCGTCAATCGTGATACCTAAGGTGTCGCCCATTGTGAACCCCTTAACCGATAGCCGCGTCACGCGCTGCCTGGAGTGCTCGGGTCGTCGCTGCCTCGAGCATCTTCTCGCCCTTCGCGTTGGGGTCCGAGTACCAGCGGCCCGCGGCAGGAACGAAGACGCCGTGACAGTCGAGACACCGGAGAGATTCCGGGTGGTCGGGATCGATCGGAACCGCGTTTTCGTGGTAACACGGGTCAGCTCCTGGACGCCATCTTGAGTGCCCTCCACCCTTCACCGAATGGCAGTCGATGCACTCCCATTTCTCCCGGATTCCACTCACAATCAGGCGTCGGTTTTTGTGTGCACACGACCCTGTTTCGGGCATCGTCGGAGCCTCCTCGACTTGAGTGTCATCGGCTAAGATTATAGGTTGCCAAACCCCCTGTATGCCTTCATTTGGCCCACCATGGCCCACCATTTTTGAGCTAGTGTTTTCGCGGTCCTCCGATGGTGGGCCATGGTGGGCCAAGTACCACTCATAGGGGCACTTTGGCCAACCAACACCTTCCACCTGTCGCTTGCCACTCTCGACACCCAAAGTGGCCTTTGCGCGCTTCAAGGTTCGCTCGCTGATTCCCTCCCGCTTCGCAGCCTTCAAGATGTCGGCTTTGAGTTCCGGCCCTTCGTCCAGATACCCCTCCAGCCACTCGACCGCCTCGGTGAGTGCGCCTCGTTCACCGTCCTCCGGGAGGGGTCGGTTCACCACGTCCAAGGGGTTCACATTGGACACACCATCCAATGCCACTTTGACGGTCGATGCCCCGTTTTCGAGTTCATGCCGTTCAAGCCGGTAGGCGACGGGTTGCGCCGTTGCCTCCTCGCTCGCTTTCGCATGCACCATGACATAGACGCCCTCGGAGTCGGGGTGCTTTCCACAGAACAGGGCAGACCGCGCAGCGCCCATGATGCCGATTGAGCCGACGCCGGCGTGCATGAGGTCGGCCCGGCGCCCCTTGCCCTCGTGGTGGAGCATCACAACGGCGGTGCCGGTTTCGTCAGCAAGGGCTGCCAACGGGCGCAGCAATCGCCGCATATCAGACATGCTTTCCAAGGAACTCTTGCCGGTCAGGAAGCCGCCCAGCGTGTCGAATACCACGAGCGCCGGGAGTCTTGGCATAGCGGCCAGGTCTGCTTTTATGGTGTCCACAGCGTCAAGCGTGGTGGCCGTGTCCGGGGATGCGTAGCGCACCATGCCGAGGTCGGCCCCTACCGCCTCCAGTCGCCGCCGCAGGGCACCCCCGGTGCTTTCCGAGTCGTACCACGCCACAAGCTGCGGCTCCTGTCGTACCACCGGCGACGGATGCCCGGAGAAGTTCGGCAAGGCATCGCCGCGCGAAAGACGGGCGGCCAGCCACGCCAGCATGGTTGTCTTGCCGGTTGCCGGTTGCCCGATCACCAGCGTCAGAGAGCCACGCGGTACCAGGGGATACCAAAGCCAGACGGGGGGTGTTGTATCGAGGTCGGCAACGCTGACCAGACGAGGCAAGCCGACGCTGGTTGCCGCCAGTCCTTCAAGACGTTCGGCGAAGTCGGCCTTGCGGTCCTTAGACCACATCTCCTGCTGGCTCTGCATCCACGAACGGCATTCGGGGTCCTTCCAAGCCGCCGCCAAGACGTCCATGACGTCGGTATCATCGGGAGCGGCGAAGCCGGTTGACTCCAGCAACTCCCACGCAAAGCGCGTGCCGCGTAACTTCACCTCGGGATCTATATCTGGAAAGCGCTTGCGAAGCCCGGCGGCGATGTCGAAGCAGAGTTCGTCCTTGGATTTGCCGGCGGCGGTCGGGATTGCGGGGGGTGTGGTGTTGCGGATGGGTTCTGATGCGTCTAACATAGATCATCCTTTCATATCGGCTTCCGAGGCCCTTGAAGGATTGAAGTTCGCGCCCCAGGGAAATCGTCCGCCCTGGGGCGTTTCTGCGTTCTGGCCCCATTCTACCCGGAAAGCGTTCTGCACGGTATTGTCAGCACTTAGCGGCGGTGCTACCCTTCCCATGAATACCAAGCTGACGGCCCGACGCTCGTAGCGTCGGGCTTTTTTGTGCCCAATTCTAGGCTAGGCATGGCAAGGGCGACGTGAGGCCAGGCAAGGCGAGGTCAGGCTGGGTTGGGCACGGTGTGTCGGGGCTTGGCTAGGTCGAGCCGGGGCGGGGACCCTCTAGGCTAGGCAAGGCAAGGTCTCGTCGCGGCTTGTTGAGGCGCGGCGAGGCAAGGCAGGGCGGGGCGGTACGGCCTACGGGCTGACCGCCCCTTTTTTGCGCCTGCCTGCCGTCGCCCTACCCTTGCCAGAAAGTCGGCGCCCTGCCTATCGTTCGTGTCGAAATGATAGGCGGCGCCTATGCCTGGGCGTTATGGCACCGCCAAAATCGACCCTGCCGCAAGGGGGGCGGGGTGGGGGTGTAATGGCAACACACCCTTTCCCCCTGTGTGTGTACGGGCGGTAAGTCTAAGTCTCGCGTTTCTCTGATCTTACGGGTTACTAGATGTCTGGTTTGTAGAGGGGTCGCCGGACCCCCCCCTTGCGAAACGCAGCCCCTTGCGTAGCAAGGGGTAAGGGGTGCCATAGCGGAGCGGGAAATGAAAGCGCTCGTTGACTACCTCGAAACGCTGACCTTGAAGGGCGGCGACCACGATGGGGCACCCTTCAAGGTGCTGCCTTGGGAACGTCGCTTCATACGCCGCGCCTTCGACGGCTCGCCCGATGATGCCGCGCTGTCTGTGGCGCGCGGCGATGGCAAGAGCGCCCTCGTCGCGGGCCTGGCCTCGGCGGTCGTAGACCCCCACGGACCCCTTCACGCGACACGCCGACACGTAGACTGCTTCGCATCCAGCTTCGACCAGGGCCTTGTCGTCTTTGAGGACATTCTCGCGTTTCTCGGCGAGCAGCACGATCTGGAGGACCGCAAGCGCTGGCGCAAGCAGTACACCGCCAACCGCGCGTGGCTTGAATACAAGCCGACCGGCGCACGGGCGAGGGTGCTCGGCAGTGACCCGAAGCGGGCGCACGGCCTGCGCTCCTGGCTCGCCTTGTGCGACGAACCGGCGCAGTGGGACCCGGCGAAAAAGGACCGCATGCTTGCGGCAATCCGGACTGGCCTGGGGAAGTCGCCCGGCTCACGCCTAATTGCCCTGGGAACTCGCCCGGCCGATACCGGCCACTGGTTTGCGCGGATGCTGAAAACAGCGAAGGTGGCGCAGGTGCACGCCGCCGCCCCGGATGATCCCCCCTTCCAGCTGCGCACAATCCGCAAAGCCAATCCATCGTGGGATCACCTCCCCTCCCTTCGTGACCGCATCAAGCAGGAAATTGCGGAGGCGAGGATGGACCCGGATGCTCTCGCCAGCTTCAAGGCGCTTCGGCTGAACCTGGGAACGGCGGATATCGTTGAGCAAGTGCTGCTCGACCCTGACACCTATTCGCGCATCGAGGCGCCCGACCCGATTGAGCGGCGAGGCGGCTACGCCCTGGGGATCGACACCGGCCAAACGGCGGCAATGACGGCGGCGGCTGGATTCTGGCCTACCACGGGCGCGGCTGACGCCTTCGCGGTATTCCCCTCGGTGCCGTCGCTGACGGAGCGCGGCTTGCGGGATGCGGTGGGGCGGACCTATTCCGAGATGCACAAGCGCGGCGAGCTGGTTATCGCGGGGCACTACGTTTCCGACCTCGGGGAACTCTTGCGCGAAGTGTTGCGGCGGTGGGGCAAGCCGGGCTGCATCGTGGTCGACCGCCACCGCGCGCCAGAACTGCGCGAAAAGCTGAAAGACGTCGGCTTTCCCTTGGTGCCCTTCATCATTCGCGGCATGGGCTTTCGTGACGGTGCGGAGGACGTTCGGCAATTTCGCAAGGTGGCGATTGCCGCGGACGTGCGCCCGCCCGTTTCTCTGCTGATACGCCATGCAATCGGCGGCGCGCGGGTGATAGTCAACCCGGCAGGCGATTGGAAGCTGGCAAAGAACAGCGAAGGCGGGCGGCGAGCGAAGCTGCGCGACGATGCGGCCGCGGCGCTCATTCTGGCGGTTGCGGAAGGCTGGCGGCGGCGCGAACAGCTTCGCGCGGTGGCGAAGCGCCCCGCCGTGCGGGTGACGGTTTTATGAGCCGACGCCATCCCGGTAGCCGACACCATGCCGCATTGCACAAGCGGCGGTGGGAAGCGGTGCGGCAGAGGGTGCTGCAGCGCGACGGCTGGCGGTGTCGTGATTGCGGCAAGGCGGGGCGGCTCGAGGTGGATCACGTCACGCCGCTTGAAGTGGGCGGCGCCGCATACGATGAAACGAACCTGGCGGCGCGGTGCGGCGATTGCCACCGACGCAAGACCCTCACGGAGCAAGGGCGCGTGCCTGGACCGCGTGCGCAAGCGTGGGCGGCGCTGGTAGAGGAGTTGTGTGATGCCGTTTCCTGAAACGACCCGTCTGACCGCCACACACCAGCCGCAAAACTTGCGGGCGGTGCTCGGCTTGCCCGGCCACCGGTGGTACCTGACGGTTTTTAACGAGAGCCTGCTATCGCGCCTTTTCCTTGCCGATGCGGAGGATGCCCCGGACCCATCGACCGACCCCCCCGCCTTTCCGGTGCTTCCATGTGGATCGGGCGACGTCACTGTGGAGGCGCGCGGGGCGACGTGGTTTTGGAGCGAAGACGGTAGTGAAATCACTTTTTTGGTAGGAGTCAGGCCATGACAAATTCACAGCGTTTGCAGGTCCGGTTGTCGGAAATCCGCAGCCGCCTGAATGAGATCGCCGGTCTCGAAGGCGACGCCTTCACCGACGATATTCGGACTGAGTCGGACCGCCTCTCGGGCGAGTTCAAAGACAAGGAGACACAGTTTCGGGCTGCCGTGATTGCCGAGGGCGAAGCTGAGACGCGGGCGCGTGAGGCGGCGCCGGATGCCGAACAGCGCGAGCGTCTGGAGCTGCGCAGCAAGGCTCGGCTCACGGCGTTCGTAGAGGCCGCTATTGCCGGCAGGCGGGTCGGCGGTGCTGAACTGGAGCTGCTACAGGCAGCCGGCGTGGGGGACGGACAGGTACCGTTGGAACTGTGGGACGTGCCGGGCAGTGAGAAGCGGGCCGACGCGCCGACCGGGGCACCCGGCACGGTGGGCGTCAACCTTGATCCGATCCGCCCTGCCGTCTTCGCTCAGTCCATCGCTCCAATGCTCGGTATCGACATGCCGAACGTGGGTAGCGGAACCTATGCGACGGCAACGATCAACCAGAGCCTGACGGCCGCTGCCAAGGGAAAGGGCGACGATGCGGACTCAACCGCCGCGGCCTTCGCACTTTCCACGGCGGTGCCGAAGAGAATCAGCGCCAGAATGAGCATCAGGATTGAAGACATCGCCGCCATCGGCGTTGACAATTTCGAGTCGGCCTTGCGCCAGAACCTCTCGTTGGTGTTGAGCGATGAGCTGGACAAGCAGGGGATCGCCGGCGACGGCCAGGGTGACAACCTGACCGGCATCCTGGCGCGTCTGACCGATCCGAGCGCCCCGACTGAGGTTGCCGACTTTGACGCCTTCGTGGCGTCGTTCGCCGGCGGGATTGACGGCTTGTGGGCGTCGACCCTCCGGGACGTGGCAATCGTTTGCGGTGTCGATACGTACAGGCTGTCGGCCTCGACCTTTCGCGACCGGGTGATCGCGGAGAGCACGGCTGCCGCCGCGTCCCTCGGCGACCAGGCGTTCTCCGACTACGCGATGGACAAGTACGGTGGGTGGTGGACAAACAAGAGGATGCCGGCGGCAGCCAGCGACGTCCAGGCGGGCATCCTGTACCGCAAGGGTCGGTCGATGATGGGCGGCAGCGGCATGATGCGCACCGCTGTTTGTCCGACCTGGAACGTACTCTCGATTGACGACATTTACACCGGATCGGGCAGGGGCGAGCGCTATCTCACGATGCATGTTCTTCTCGGCGACGTGATCTTGGTACAGCCGGACGCTTACGCGCAGGTCGCATACAAGGTGTCGTAGTCATGGGATGTCGACGTGAGGCCCATTTTATGTACCTGATTCCCGTCAAAAGCGGCGGCGAGCGATGGCGCCCGGCAGGGGTCGGGACCTCGCCTGTCGGGGCTATTCTCGACGGGTTACGCCGCACGGATCGGGAGGGGCTGGTGGCGGCCACGGACAAGCACCTCGCCGTCGAGATTCGGGCGAAGTTGCGGATGTTCGATTACTGCGCCCGGTGGGCAGCGATGGTCGGAGACGACCTCGTTTTCGAGGATGACCGGGAGTACGCAAAAATGTCTCTGGTACCGCCATGCTGACCGAAGTGCGGTTTTCGGAGCTGCGAGCCGAGGGCCGGACCCTGCGCGGCATCGCCATGCCGTACGACACCGTTTCGCCTGGCCACCGTGAGAAATTCCAGCCTGGGGCCTTCATCGGCAATCTTGGCGACGTGGCTCTCGACGTACAGCATGACCGGCGGCGTATCGTCGCCCGCACGGGCGGCGGCGGCCTGGAATTGCGCGATACGCCCGCGGCGCTCTACATGGTGGCGCACCTCCCGGAAACGCGGGAAGCTGCCGACACCCTGACCCTTGTGCGAAACCGCGTCCTGCGCGGCTTGAGCGTGGAATTTATCGCCCTGAAGCAACGCTATGAAAGCGGCATACGAGTAATTTCCAAAGCCGCCCTGCCGCGCCTTTCGGTGGTGGATGCTGGCAGTTATCCCGGAACCGATGTGCAGGTTCGCTATGCGGAACGACGGGCGCGGATCGGACGGCTTCGCGGGCGTGTTCCCTATGGCGGCCAGTTGAGCTGCGGCTGCCATCGAGGGCGGTGCTCAAAGGTCAACTTTCGGAAAGGCGCATTTAAGCAGGCCATGGAAGACGAGGGGCGCGAAATCCTGCTGGTGAGAGGCGAATATCGGGACGGCTTGTCATCCCGCAAACGCGGGACGCTGACGTTGGAGGATACGAATGACGGCCTGATTGTCGATGCGGGGGTGCCAAACACGGCGGCGGGCAGGGACCTGCTGGAGCAATCCACGTCGACAAGGCTCCTGATGAAGCCGTTTTTCGACCAGGACCGGAGCGAATACGCCGAGAGCGGCGATGTTGCCACCTATTCCAACCTGTGGCTACGGGCTTTCATCATCGGCGCCAGTGACGATGATGGCGGCTGGCCGGATGTCGAAATCCTGGATGACGACGTGGCGCCACCACCGGCGGCACGGAGGCGGCGCATATGGCTGTGAAGCCAACAACAGGAACAGGCGGAAAAAAGGCTTCGGTGCCATCGGATCACAGCATCACGCTGGCCGAATTGGCGCAGCGGGTGACCGGTGACGAGAGCGCGCTGCCCCAGCTGCTGGAGGTGGCCTCTGCGCATGTCGAGCGGTATGCACCCGGTGCCCCGGTGGCGTGTCGGAATGAGGCCATCGTTCGATTTGTCGGATACCTGGCGGCGGCCAGCCCCGGTCACCTGCGGCGACTGGATGTCGGCAACACGGAACTCGAGTTTGTCAGCAATCACGCCTCGGCGTTTCGCAACAGCGGCGCTGCCATGTTGCTTTCGCCCTGGCGGGTCCGACACGCGGGGACGATCTGATGCGCTGGTGGCCGTTCGGCAGGAGCGAAAAGCGGCAGAGCGGCGGCGACTTCGCCGACTCGGTACTCCGACTCATCGAAGCGCAGGCCGCCGGCACCGTGGCCGACGTATCGAGCACAGCCGCGGTCGAGGCAGCCAGTGGCGCCCTGAGCCGAGCCTTCGCGGCTGCCGAGGTGATGGGCCCGGGTTGGGCAAGGGATGCCATCACCCCCGAATTTTTGGGGCAGGTAGGCCGCGATTTGATTCGCTCCAAGGAAGGCTCGCTTCATGTCATCGACGTGGACAGCATGGGCAGGGTGTCGCTGTTGCCATGCTCCAGCTGGCACTTCACCGGTGACATCCACCCGTCTACGTGGACGATCCAGGCGACGATCTACGGCCCTTCTACCTCACAGACTCGGTACCTACCGTACGCCGGTGTGGCCTTCGTGAAATGGGGCGGTTCGCCTGGTCAGAGGTACATAGGAACCGGCCCGCTGGCATGGGCGCACACGACGGCAAGGCTTCAGTCCGAAACGGAGAAATCGCTGGCCGATGAAGCCGCTGGTCCACTGGCTCAACTCCTGGCGGTGCCAGCGGACGGTGGGGACTCTGACGACGAGAGCGATCCGCTAGCGCCGTTGAAGGCGGGTATTCGAGCAGCCAGAGGAAAGGCTGTTCTGCTGGAAACAACGGCTGCGGGATGGGATGCCGGTCAGGCAGGAGCACCCCGGCGTGATTGGGTTCCATCTCGCCTCGGGGCCAACCCGCCGCCTTCGATGGCGACAATCCGAAGCGACGCCTTCAACGCGGTCCTGGCTGCCTGTGGAACGCCGCCCTCCCTTTTCGTCGACAGCGACGGCACGTCTCAGAGAGAGGCAGTTCGACGATGGCACCAGAATACGGTTTTGCCGATGGCGAGGATTTTGGAGTGGGAGTTGAGAGAAAAGTTGGAGGCTGATATTTCGCTTCGCTTCGACCCTTACCCGCTCGATGTCCAGGGACGCGCTACCGCGATGGCCAAAGCGGTCAGCGCCGGCGTCGACCTGGCCGAGGCCCGGCGTCTCGCTGGCTTGTGACGGTGCGCACGATTACCGCCTCGACGAAGCGGGCGGGCGCTTGCGGCGAAGCCCCCGAATTTAGCTCTGCCATGTAGGCAACAGCCGGCGTGATAAACATCGAGCCTTGCTCAAGTTTGTAGGCGGCGAGGCGTGCCACCGCCTGGCCTTGATGACCCGCAAGCCGCGCCGCCGCTGCCGGTGTCCCGGTCGGCTCGATATCTACACGCGAAGGTGCGCCCGGGTTGGGTATCCAAGAGGCGCGGGCGGAGGTGGTTTTAGGGTACTAGCCAGATTCGTGTGTAAATGCACGCTAAGGATTTCGGATCCAGAGCTTGTTGGGGTCGATCCTGATCTCGCCGTAGAGGACGATGTTGTACCACTCGATGGGGCTGACATGCTGGATCAGGCTTGGGTCGAAGGGGAAGTCCGGATCAGCAGCGAGACGGGAGATTTCCCTGGCCTGCCAGTAGATGATGCAGGCGAGTATCAGGGTCAGGCAGGAGCAGGCGTTGATCTGGTCGTAGACCTCGCGGGCCGTTATGCGGCCCCTGTTGCCGTAGTAGACGGCGCGAGCCAGGGCGTGGAGTTGCTCCACTTTGAGGAGGCCTCTTCGCACCTTGGCACGCAGCTGAGGCTCGGCCATGTACTGCAGCACGAACTCGGTCTTGAAGACGCGGCCGAGTTCACGATTGGCGGCGTAGAAACGGTTCGAGGCCTGGAAGCGGTTGAGCCTTTGCAGAGCGGCTGATGCCGTGGTGTGGCCGGCCGGGAAGGCGGCGTAGAACTGTCCGATACGTTCCCACTGCTCGGCGATCAGAGAGAAGTTGACGGCGCGGCGGCCACGCTGCAGGACCGTCTCCAGGGGCCCGTGGTCACGCTTGGGGTCGACGCAGTAGATGCGCTGGCGGGGCACATTGCGGATGCGTGGGCAAAAGCGCATACCGATCATGGCGAAGGCGGCGAAGTTGATCTCGGTATAGCCGTGGGTGTCGGTGTAGTGCTCTTCCAGATCGAGATCGCTTTCGTGGTACAGCACGCCGTCGAGGACGAAGGGAGCGTCGCGGTCGGTGCATTCGATGGGTCGGCTGTAAAACGGCGCGTAGTTGTCAGCGACGAAGGAATAGAACTCCAGGGCGAAGTCATTGAAGCGGGTGCTATAGGTTTGCTGCAGCACGCGGTGCGGCATGGCAAAGCGTTGCGCGTCGCTGGCCGACGTCCTGCCCTCTCCCCAATGGACGCTGGCGTCCAGGCGTGAGATGCCGTGGACGACAGTGGCGAGGGCGGCGCGCTGGTTGTCTTCGGTAAGGCGCCAGTCACTGATCCGCTTGAGTTGCTCGTATGGGATATCGAGAGCGACCTTCTCCATGGTGAAGAGTCCGAGATTACAGCCATGGGCGAGGATGGTGGCCAGGAGCCCGCAGGTTTCCTCGGCGTCCATTCGCGTTTCTCCCGGGTAGTGAAAATGGCTGCTGAAGGCGAGATCGTTCTCGACCTCGATGAGCAGGTCGGCAAGGCGGATTGAGCGTGTGCGTGCCGCCAGCCAGCGGCGCATGGCGGCGAGGTCCTGTGCCCGTCCAGGGTCAAGCTGTCCGCCCTGATCGGTCTTGAGGCGCCAGCCCTTGTCGTCGAAGGTGACTTGGTGATTGTCGGAGACGCTTTCGAGAAAGCCGTCGAAGGCCTGTGTCAGGCGGTCCTTGAGTTGCCTCGCTGCCCGTCCGGGATCGGCGGCAAAACCAGTCCGTTCCCAGAAGTCCTCTCGCACTTGCCCCCACTCTGCCTGTGGCAGGAAGAAAGCATCGAAGCGGCCGAAGTTCTTGGCGCCCTCGATGGCCAGATTGCCGGCCCGGATCTCATCGCGCACCTTCAGGAACAAGGCGCTTTCCCAGCGCCGCCGGTCAATCTGGCCGTTTTGGCGGATCAGCGGTTCGAGCGCTTTCGGCGCGAAGTCCAGGGGCGCGTCAGCGGGTAAAGTGCGACGCTTAACAGCGCGCCCTTCGCGGTAGACACGCAGGGCTTCGAGGGTCGGCGACGCGCTTTGGTGTCTTTCATCGAGGAAGTTAATGCGGGTCAGGAACGGCTCGGCGAAGCGGCTCAGAACGCCGTGGCGCTGCGCGGTCTCCTCGAAACGGGCCTTGGGGTCGCCCCGTGTCCAGTTGGCCAGGGTGGATTGATCCGCCCTCAAGTCGCTCTCCGGAACGGCCGTCAGAAGTTCCTGGCGCAGAACAGCATCGCCGACATCGGGATCAAGGAGCACGGTCGTCAGATCCTGGTAGTGTTGCATGATGCGGTTGGCGGCATGGCGTTGGGCTTTCAGCTTTTCCTCAAGACGAAACCGGACCTGTTTCTGATCGCGCTCCAGGAGTTTGCCGTACATATCGACACCCTGGTCGAGGGTATCGCGCCAAGCTTGACTCAGGAAGCAGACAAGGGACAGATAGCGGCGCGGCGCCACCAGTTCGCGCAGACGGTCGGCGGACATGGTGCGCACACTGTGAAAGAGGAGGCGCTGATAATTGCCGTTGATCCAGTTGATATCAATCTCCAGGACGCCGGTTTCCTCGATCACCTCCAACTTGGCCAACAGCTGGCCCATGCCGGCGGATGACGCCCTGGACGGGGTCGCCTTGATGCGGTTAAGAGCCGAGAACGGATCATCCTCGGCGATGGCGACCAGCGCATCGAGACGCTCTCGCATGGGCAGAGACAGGGACGTCATCATGCGGTTCATCAAGACCGTGCGGGCCTTTTGCCTGGCCGAGCCGATGGCACGACGCAGCGTGTAATCGGCCGGGGCGAGAATGCGTTGTTCCTGAAGCCAGGCGCGACCGCGAGCCAGGAGAGCCGCGGAGCGGTCGAGCCTCAGCGCCTCGTTCTCAAGAAATTGCTCCAGGTCGTACCCGGCCGCGGTATCGAAGGAGCGCAGGCCCAGGTAGTCGCGAATGTGCTGCTGATGTTCGGAAACGGTCTGGCGACGCTCGGCGTAGGCATGGATCGTTTCCGGAGAGAGTCGCAGCTGCAGGGAGGTGAAGCGCAGGATCTCGCCGTCGATCTCCAGAGGAACTTGCCTGGGGAAGCGCCCGAGGATACGGACGAAGGCAATCTGATAGGCGAAGCCCAGTCGGTTGTGGGTCCCTCGTCGCTGGGCAATCTCGCTCCAGTCAGCTTCGAGGAAGCTGCCGTCGCGGATCAGACGGGGGCGGGAGATGTCGGAATCGCTAACGGGCATGACGTGTCAAGACAAATCGGTCGTTTGGATGAGTCAATACATAAGGCGAAACGTGACCAGTTCCTTATGCCTCAAGTGTAAGATATAATGACAGAAAACACTTTCCATAGACACTGCCATGAAAACCGTCGCCTATCTCCGAGTCTCGACCAGCCGCCAGGACGTGCAGGGTCAGCGCCTCGCCATCCTCGAGTATGCCCGCAGGCACAGCCTCCGGATCGACGAGTTCGTCGAGGCCACCGCCTCGGCCGTGACGTCGCCCAAGCGCCGGCGGCTCGATGACCTGATGAGCACTCTCGAATTCGGAGACCGCCTGATCGTCAGCGAGCTCTCCCGCCTCGGCCGATCGCTCGGCCAGATCGTCGCCATGCTCGACACACTGGCCAGGGAAGGCATTGCCTTCATCACCATCAAGGAACAGATCCGAATCGAGGGCAAGCAGGACATCCAGACCAAGGTCATGACGACGCTCTTCGCCCTGTTCGCCGAAGTCGAACGCGACCTGATCTCGGAACGCACCCGTGAAGGCCTCGCCAAGGCCAGGTCGTCCGGCAAGAAGCTCGGACGGCCCAAGGGATCGCTCGGTGTCTCGCGCCTCGACGGCAAGGAGGATGAAATCCGTCACTTCCTGCGCCTCGGGGTCTCCAAGAACGCCATTGCCAAGATCACCGGCGTCTCCAGGCCGACCCTGTATCACTTCATCGACT